CCTCTAGCCATTTGGATCCTCCATCTTTTCTAAATCTGATGTAAATTGTTCCCACACTTTGGAAACCTTCGTTGTTCTATTTGCGTTATACACTGCTAAATCTAAAAGTTCTGATGCGAGCATCTCTACAGCTCGGACTATATTCACAAAGAAACCTGATACGATTACAAAGAAATCTGCGAGAGTGACAGAGCGTGGTACGTAATCTTTATCTTCCACGCTCTATCCTCTCACTATAAAACTAAGCCTTCTTGCCTTTACGAGCTTTGCCAGCATAGCCAAAAGCAACTTTGCCTCCTGCTGGTTTCTTCATATCCTTCTTGCCCTCAGTTGGCTTTGCCATTGGAGCCTTTGCACGACCACCTTTTTTCATTTTACACCTCCCTACCCTGCAATAGATGCGAGTAATGTAGCAATATCTGGACGAGAGCCAGCAGCAGGGGCCGCACCCATTTGTTCTTGAGTTGGCTGCGAGGCAGGAACGGGGGCCATACCTGCTGCTGGAACTTGTTCGCCCATCATTTCTGTTGGGACTTCTGGAGCTGGCTCTGGAGCAAATACTTCTTCAACTATCGTCTCAAGTTGTTTACCTTTTTGGCGACCCTTAATAACCTCGGCGATTCTAGAAACAATCTGAGAAGGATCTTGACCTTGGGCTGCAAGTGCTGGAATGGTCTGAGCATACTGAGCAACAGCAAGACGCAAAGAATCACGCATCTCTTCAATATCCACACGCTGCTCTTCTTGAGTGACATTTAACTCCATAGGAATTTCTCTGCGTACATAATCTCTTGATACAAGTTTGTCGCTTCGCATCTGTAGTAAAGCAATAATGGCATTGTTTGGATTCATACCAGACATAATGCCGTAGCGAACATCTACACCATACTCGCCAGCAATCTGACGACTTGGTACATACTTCATATTAAACGGAGTACCGTCATCTACTCCCTTGATTTCCTTGGTCATAGAACCAAAGATTTTCTCATCTACCTCAAAGCTAAGTGATACTAGCTCGGTGAATAGTCTTGCAAACTGTGCTTGCGCTGCACGAACTTGAGTATCAAAGCCAGCTTGTAGGGCTTGTACTCCGCGACCTGTAATGATTGAAGCATCAACATTACCGCTACGTACTTCTGGATAGCGTGAACCTAAACGTAGTTCTCGCTCTAGAACGCTTGACTCAGTAAAGACTCCAGGTGGAAGTTCTAGTGGTACACGGCGGATACCTTGCGGATTAGCAGAACGCATAATCGCATCAGGACCAAGTGCTAGTTCCTGTACATCTTGCGGAATAGCAATAGGTGCTTGGATAGACTTCTCTGCTGCTTGAATCTGCAATACTGCAAAGCGAGCACGAGCAAGTTGTACTGCTAGAACATCATCAAACTGACCGCGTGCTTCTCCGTCTAGGGATGAACGCATTGCAACGCGGGCTAAACATTTACCAATGGCATTAGGTAGGTTTAATAAAACTAAGTTGTTACGATCTGGAACATAGATTAAATCTTGGTCCTTATCGTGGTAGCGAATCATTGTGATATAAGGAGAGCTACTTGCATAGTTCCTGTTTGTAATAATTTGATTATAGAACTCTGGATACTGCATTGCTAGAGTCTCTGCATCAGTATTCATTACTTGAGTAATTGAGATACAGCGACCAAAGCGGTCCATCTCTGGATAGACACCAAAAGGATTTAGCAAGCGGATTCTAGGATTGTTTGTCTCGTAATCCATCTCTACCATTGCTGGTAGTAAGCCGTAGGTGTTAAACCAGTCAGCACCCTGATACATCTGAATTTGGAGCTCAGAGCCTGATACAAAGTAGTTTGCAATACGAGTTCTAGTATCTGCAGCTTTGCGTGCAGAGTCTGAAACCATATTGGTTGCAGCGCAGTTAAAGGATGGCAGTGGTGCCATTACCTCTGCTAGGTCACGTGCAGCTACATCTACAAAGTTAGCAACCAGAGGCTTTGGGTACTCCTCAGAGAACATAGCAGGATAGACCTTGCTTATATCTCCTTGGCGCACAGATAGCACGTCACGCATACGCTGATCACGCGCTGAGTACTTAGTCTGTAACCTTGATACCTTAGCAATAACCTCTTTGGTTGTAAGCATTTGTCCTTACTTCTTTTTCTTTTTGCTTTTACCTCTACCAGTTAAAGAACCGTAGGGGTACTTGTCATAGCCTGGGTCAAAAGTGGTTCCTTTTTCATAATTGTAACCACCGATTGGCTTACTCCAATCTTCTTTTATTCTATTAATAATATTATCTTTGTATTTAGGTTTTTTAGGTTTAGCTTTTGCTGGTTTACTCTTAGTTTCTTTTGCTTTTTGAACAGAAGTTTTTTTAGCAGTTCCTATTTTTCCAGTTCTGGATTTTTCTACATTTCCTAATGTTCCTATTTTTCCGCTTGGCAGTACTTTTCCCATTATATGTCCTTACTTCTTCTTTGACTTAATATTTGCTTTACGTGGCTTTGACCTTACCCCAGTTTCCATTGGGCTCTTTGGTCCCTTTGGCATTGGAGCTGGCTTACCAGTTCTTGACGTTGGTTTAGGTTTAGGCTTAATCCTTGTAGGCTGCTTGGTAGCAGTAGGCTTGGTGTATCCCATACCAGGTAGAATCACATCGTAATCTGGTGGAACAGAACCTTTTTTATTTTTAGAAGGAATCTTCTTCTTAGTTCCGTAATGGTTTGGCATTATTTACGCTTCTTGCCTTTTTCGTATTTCATTTGAGGTCTGTTTGATATTGGCTTACCAGGACCGCCTACATCTATTTTCTTTCCAGTTGGCTTAAGAGTTGGTGATGTAGTTCCCTTTTTACCAGTTCTTGCAGCAGTGACTGTTTCTTTAACTTGCTTCTTTATAATTTTTCCTGCTGTTCCAGGCTTAAAAGCTCCACCTCTTACATTTTGAGCTGCGGTTCCTACTGCTGTTGCGATGTCACGTGCTTCACGCGCTGTGATTCCAAAGCGCTTAGCAACATCTGCTATGCCTACTTTTTTTCTTGCCATTGTTTTTTCTCCCTAGATGAATTGACGTTGTTGTTCTGCTAACAGCTCGTCTATGTTTACTACTAGACGCTTGCCTCGTTCATAGCGAGACAAAAATGGATTCTTTAGATGGTGTGTGGTATGTATTCCGTTATTAAGCCATTCTCTAGCTTTAATCTCACAGAACCATAGAGCCATCACCATATCGGTCTTACCCTTAGTAGTAGGTGACCAGGTAATAAGTTGTTCTATTAAAGCCTTGACATTCTCGGTCTGATCTGATGGGAGATGAATAATGTTATCTCTGTGGTGCTTACCATCGGCTTGCTTAGTTCCAAAGAGGGTTGACATAGAAGCTACACCAAAGCCTGCATCCCATTTGTTATTACCAGTATGATGTTCTCTAAGGACTGTTCCCTTAGATGCTAGGAACTGTCTGATACCTTCATCCTGAGTTAGGAAAGACTGGAAAGCGTTACGCTCTACAACCCATTCAGCAGGAGCATAGACGTTGGTCCAATCAATAATCAACTGTCTAATCTGAGCAGGTGTTGGTCTAGTAATCTTGATAGCATCTACAATGTAGCGCTTATGAGTAACACGATCTACGCCGTAGCAGATAGCGGCGGTATCACCAACCATTGCAGGGTCTAGTCCACATACAAAAGAAAAACCAGTTAAATCTTTAGGATGGCCTGGGGCTCCCATCTGGAGCCTACCTGATTTACGCATACCATCAATAGAACCCTTTACACAAACAGGGTCAAAGGTGGCATCATCTGAAACATCTTGCTGCTGATAAACTAAAGCCCAAGTCTGAGCATCCATAGCTTGACGTTCTGCATAGAGATGCTTACCGTTCCAGCGAGGATATAAACCCTCTTCGGTCTTATCAGAGTCTTTCTGCCCATCAAAGGGTTGGTCTGAGTTAGGCCAGAGAGTTACCCACTTGGTGGGGTCCTCATTGGTTTCAAGTAATGCTGGCATTGCCAGATATGTCCAAGGGACCAGACCACCAGGGTATCTATCAGGAGAGCGTAGTTCTTTGTATAAGTCTACAGAGGCAACGCGGGTTCCGATAACAATTAACTTACCAGTAGGGTTAAGACGGGATCTGACATCTTGGGTAAGCCATCTAATCTGCTTTTCAAATTCATTTGCATTCTTTAAGGTAACAGCATCATCAACAATAATCATATCGGCACGCTTACCGTATATCTGACCGCCAATACCTACAGCTTCTAGGTTTGGGTCCTTCTCAGATGATTCGCGTAGCTCATCACCGAAGGTGACTCTAGTAGTAGTCCAGGTAGCAGACTTAGAGTTAAAGCCGACTCCAGCAGCATAGGCTTGCTGTAGGGTCTCATACATCGGATGGGTAAGGCGCTGCTTGATAGCATATAGGAAGTCTGCTGCAAGCTGCTGAGTCTGGGATACTATCAGGACTCTAAAGTTAGGATTCTGGACTATCTTCCAAGTTACATAATCTACGGTAATCGTAATTGACTTGGCGTGGTTCGGAGGGATGTTGATAAGGATACGGTTACTTGCTAGACCCTTTTCAAACTTCATAGCGGGATGGTGCCAAGAAGGGTCCCTACCCTCTATAACATCTGCCAGGTTCTGCTGGTGAGGGAAGGTAGTCTGATGAAGGAACTTCTGGCGGAACTCGGCAAAGCCGAGGTCGTGGACATCGGTAGCTGCAAAGTTCTTGGAGCGAAGTCCTAGGCGGGTTCTATCAACTTTATCTGCGAAGACCTTATCGGATCTACGGTAGTATTCATAAGTCTTCATAGACTTACCAGCTTCACCGCAAGCCGTCTCTATAGTCATACCCTCTGCTACAGCGTTAAGGATTACCCTCTTAGCTATATCAGCAGTGTTATTAGAAATAGCAGGCTCCTAAATTATAGATAGATTACACCCAACTAAATGAGGCGACTTGCGCCTCGTCATCGGGCTTG